GATTATCTTGAATATAATCCCTTACGAACTCAATGTCAAGCCCATCAAACACACGAGAATAAAAAATTCTACCGGGGCGGTTGTTAAGATATTCACTAAGTGCATACCTATCATTAACCGTAAAAATAACCAACTTCTTAGTTGTAACAGTTCCGTCCAAAAGAGTCAATAGGCTAGACTGTTCTTCCTGCTCATAAACCTTTTCGAACTCATCAAAAAACAAAACCATTGGCTGTTCGATACTTTCAATGAAAGAATTGAACTGTTCACCACGATAATTTGTATTGATGATCAAAGTAGGAATATCCAATTCCATTAAAACAATAGAAGCGATATGTTTTGCAAGCAAAGTCTTTCCAGAACCCTTTTCACCAGAAAGCAGAACACCAGTAATAGACTTACGGGACTGAAAGGTGTTTATAATACGACGAGCTACCTTATCGGTATCACCATACAATTTGGTAGGATTCTCGAAAATTTCATGTGTTTCAAGATAATATCCACTACGTGGATCAAACTTAACCACATAATTACCGGGGCCTAGCTTTTCACTAATATCCAAATCTTCTTTCGAAGTGATTCGAAAAGTTGATCCGTTTTTCAAAAAATACGTCACATTGTTCTCCATAATGTATTAAAAGTTTCTAGTCCGACGACTCGTTCGATAATAACCTATACTCAGTACCTTTTTAGGGTTTCTCTCAAATTATGTGCTGTCTCTACTCGGACCTACATAGGCTCTATTTTTCCACGGCGAGCAGCCGATTTGGCAGATAGCAGAGGAATTGAACCCCTATCCCGTTAAGGATCACACCGCTTTCCAAGCGGGTCTAATCACCAGATTAGTATACTATCTATAAATGGTGCCCCCGGAAGGATTCGAACCCTCAACCTGACGGGTAGAAACCGTGCGCTCTGTCCAGTTGAGCTACGAGGGCATTTAGAATTTTATAGAATGATGAGGTCATCAAACTCTTTTGTCATACGATATGGTGTACAATTATCTATCGCAATACAAGCTCTACGAAGCGAATCAACGTCATTACCTGTTTTGTTGTGGATAAATGAGTCCCATACAGCAATTCTATAAAGATTTATACTCCAATTAATATGATCTAGCAAATGTCCAAATCCTAGAGATATGAACATTTTTTGTTCTTTTTCAGAAAACTCAACATCATATGTATTCATTTGTCACCTTTATATTTGAAGCCGGGGAATGGTTTTTAACCACATATACCTCTCTGCGCATGTCTGTCAGTAGATATCCCTAATCCATCAACTAGGGCCAAGGCTCCTATGGTTCCCCGGAAAAGAATGGCGGACATGATGGGACTCGAACCCATGGTGTTTGTATACAGGATTAAAAGTCCTGACCGTTCGCCACTACGGTAACATGTCCATTTTATGTTTTAAATTGTCAAAAAGCGTATTTGACAATTATTTAGTATATGATATCAGAAAATTTCGTGTTGTCAAAAACTTTTTTCAGAGAATATCGACAACACGACCTGAAGTATCAACTGCACGAACCCGCTTATTGGGGTTATTTCGAGACAGATTAGTCATTTCCTGAACAATCATCTGAGAATTGTTATACGTATTCGTATACGTCCGCCAATTACCCGAGTTATCTTGAAGCTGAATGTTGACCCGATCCATGTTATTGTCTCCCGTTTTCATCATGAAAGCATCATACCACACTTTTATTCGTTGTCAACCGCTAATTTAATCTTTTTCGTCGGCGGCTACAATGTCATCAAAATCCTTTGACCTACCATCATCCACAATAATATATTGAGCGTCTTTATCAATCGATGCATATGCATCTAACATTCTACGCACTTTTAATAGATTGTCAAGGATACTTGTCAAAGTTTTTCGAACGTTGGGGTCGTTGATCCCCTCTTCTAAATCTATAATAGCAGCTTCTAAGTTAGAGTCAACTGAAAAATCGACATGATATTTAATTATCGTTCCATCCTTATCAGGCTCTTGGTTTAGTTGTAGGGGTGGGAACAAAATATTCCTAATTTCATCGATTTTTTTATCTGACGGGAGATACGTCTTTTTAACGATTTTCCACGGTAATTTCATTTTATAACCATACCTTTTTTATCTTCCAAATGTGATTTCCAACAATTGCATTTTTCGCATTTGATACACTCACTATCTGCATCACATTTTTCCTGTTCTGTCAACTCAAAATAACAGTCCACAAATCGTTTCTGTTTCCAACTAACACGAAGTTTATTGATTTCAGATGCGATTTGTGAACATGTTTTCATTTTGTTTTTCTTCCGATATTATACTTTGTCTCTAAAACCCAATCATTTTTTTCTTTATGACTGATAATTTTGATTTGATTCATTGGCGCTAATGGGTGTTTAATTTTTTCTTTATCTAGTACCTTTAGTAAACCCCAATCTTGAAGCAACTCAGCAATTTTATTTCTTCGACCTCTATCTTCATCTGAAAAATTCGTATGTTTACCATCAAGAGCAAACATTTCTTTGAAGTGTACTATATAATAACTTCCTTGTTTATGCAAGATATGACAGGATTGATATAAAATTTTATCTTTCCTAGAGGCAACACCAATCCGAGACAGTGTTTCTTTAATTTTCAAGAAATCTTCGTCTTCGGCAATTCTAACCTCGATTAACGTGTCCAATAAATTATTCATTTTTAATACCCTTATTCATTTTTATTTTTATTGTTTCCAACTCACTCTCAGAAAGGATTTGAATAGCAGCAATAGCTTTTTTCAAAGAATAATTATAATACTCCATTATAAGCGGAATATCATCCTCTCTTTTAGGTTTAGACCATTTACTCATTTTACGGTATTTTGGTCTAATACTATTTATCAGATAATCATACTGCATTTTTTTATCCAAAGACGCTAGTAAATTCATCTGTTGAGCGTGAATTAGGGTATCCGTGTGATATGATAATGCTCTATTGGCTAGAAATGGGTTATATTCTCTTTCAGATAGACTATCTGTTATTAAATATTCCTTGGTTCGTAAAATAGAATTAACATAATCAAACGGTTTCATGATGTAAATTCAACCTCCATCATTATCTCAACCAAACAAGCAATTAAATTAATCTCTTGATCGGCAACAAATGCGGCCTGATATTGATAACGACCTATAATCAAAATTAACGCAGGAACGGTTTCCTTTGTTAAAAAGGTAGATGCGTTGTCATATAACAAACGAAATACCTCATTTTGATCCATATCAGAATTTTCTCCGACCCAGACTCGTAGTTCACTGAACTTCTTTTCTTTCAACATACCCATTAATTCCTTGGCAGAAATCTCTTTAATGTTGGCAAGAATACCTGTATCTATAACTCCCGAAACTGAATAACGTTGCACTTCGTTTAAAATTCTTCTCCAATCAGGAACATACTTAGTCACCAATTCAATAAGAACCGTGGATTCATATTTAATATGTTCATTTTCCAGAATCATAATAAGGCGCTTATAGAACTGTGATGCTAACTTAGCAATATCCAGTTTTGATATCTTAAAATCAATCACAGAACAACGTGAATGCAATGGTTCAATAATTCTATTCTTGTAATTACAAGTAAATATGAAACCACAATTCTTGGAAAATTCTTCCATAAAACTACGCAAAGCGGGTTGAGTGGAATTAGGATTTAGATAATCCGCCTCGTCTAATATGACATATTTTCTACCACCAGTCAAGGAGACTGATGACGCAAAATTCATAATTTCGTTGCGTAGCGTGTCTATGTTACGATCCAGCGAACCGTTAATAACGATATAATCACAACCTAATTCCTCAAGCATGGCTCGTGCCACCGTGGTTTTACCAACTCCAGCAGGGCCGGACAGAATTAAATTAGGAATATTCTCATTATTAACAAACTGTTGAAATGTAGATTTTAAAGACGCCGGTAAAACAGTATCATCAATAGTCTTCGGACGATACTTCTCTACCCATAAAAATTCAGTACCCAACATAATATATTACCTCACAATTTACTTAAAATGACGAATGTTGCTCAACTGCAATCCAATATTCCACAACATCAGATTTGAAATATGAAAGACCTTGAGAGGATATAGCAACTCGATAGTCATCAGGTATAATTTTCATATTTTCTGATTTAAACACTGCCTTAAACGTTGATTCAGTAGAACCTAAACGTATAGAAAATGTATCACTTGATGGGGTTTTCGTATCTGCTGCCTGTAGTGAAACACTCTCACCATCACCAACCACAACAATTTCAGGAAGTTGAAGAATGGCCGCAGCCTTTTCCACACTCTTTAAATTATCATTCAATAATGTGAATTCTACATCCACCGAAGGTAGAACAATTTTTTTATTCGATGGTTGAATTATGGTGCTATCATCTGCATAGACATATACGGTGCTTCTGCTATCATCATGTATTGTAACAGAACTCTCACCAAAGTCAAGTTCTGGATCATTAAAAAGACTCAGTATTGATAAAAATCTATCTAAACTATAGATAGCGAATGGCTTTTCAAAATATGTATTAACCGTTGCTTTTGCCATAATGGCTTTAAGAGGGGAAATAGTTTTAAGCACATTCCCCTCTTTGACAACGATTGATGAGTTAATTTTAGCAAAATTCTTTAGAACGTTTACTGTTCCTACATCAATCTTCATAATATATTCCTTATTTTATTATCTATAAATTACATCACCAAAAACGATCATATACAACATTACGGCCCTTTAAGTCATTTATATATTGTTCAACTTCTTTTACTGACGTAGTTTTTAAATTAATGTACCACACACGGCGCTCAGGGAGAGACACAATTGGTTCTTTTGGTATATTATCCTCTAGTTCATCTTCCGGCGATGGTTCATCTTCCGGCGATGGTTCATCGACTGGTATATTATCCTCTAGTTCATCTTCTGGCGATGGTTCATCGACTGGTAGCTGAATAAGTCCTTCATGTGTAGGACTTTCTACCATAAAATACAATACCTTATCGCCTTTATTAAGGAAAGTTTTCATCTGATTTTCAATATTATTTTTTCTATTAAAATAATTTTCTTTTGAAATGTATGCGATATACCTAGTCATTACTTTTTACCTTTCGTATTCTTCCCACCAAGCTGAGTGGGATCAGCCGTTGCAGATGCGCCAATAGAAGCAAGATCAGCCAGAGAACCACCAAAGATATAGGTTCCAACATGCTGCATCTTCATCCATGGACAGAACCATGTGCGTAGATTAGCTTCCTGTGCCTTCTGACAGAACCAATAATCTTCGGACAGATATCGTTCTGTCTTAGGATCAACTTCTGCTTGAAAAGCCATCATGATCTTACGTGATCCATCGAAATGTTCTGTACGAACGTGATCTGGCTTATACATATACTGAGGATAAAAATCGATAAACTTCTTCATCGCTTCCTTGGTAATCATCATAAAACCAGTACCAATTTCAAGTACTTCACATGGCTCACCAATAGCAATCTGTGTCTGGTGACTCTTTGGATTAAAAACATAATCACCAACGAAATTTTCAAGTACATTTGGATTTTGATCAGCAACACCCTTATCAACAGCTTGCTTAATCTTTTCCCATGAAATACACTTCTTAGGATATGGACCACCAATAATGTCATAAAGCTCAGGATTTTGAATCTGTAGAGCCATAAGTGCAATAACATCTTGTGGGTTAAATCCAATATCCGAGTCAATAAACATCAAATGATCCGCACCAGAACGGACAAATTCATCAACACAATAATTACGTGCTCTTGTGATTAGAGATTCATTAAATAGGAAATAAAACTGCAACGGAATCCCATGTTGCGCACACAATGCAGAAAGATCAGCAATAGAACGTGCAAACATACCCGCACACTGTCCACCATACATTGGTGTAGCAATAAATAACTTTCTTTTTCTTAATTCTTCAATATCAATCTTAATTTCCATTACTTAACTTCCTTTGATTTAATTACTGATGCAGGTGCCGAACCTACATCAAGACCTGTTGTTAATACGTTAGACACACCATTGTTCAAAGAACCACGATCAAAAGAACCACGAACAGCCCAAGCTCTATCCTCATCAGTAATATTTACTGCCTGACCTGTAGCTGTATAAGCTCGTGATGAAGTAGCAAGACCTTTGGTCATGTATTCTTGCATATTACCGGCTGAAATATTATTAAACTTATTAGAGGCTCTTCCGAACTGTTCTTGCGCAACATCACCAACCTTATCAAAATTTACACCAATGAAAATTAATTCCCACTTCTTACCATCGATTATATTAGAAAGAGACTTCACGTCTTCCTTTTTATAATGCTTGGAAACGTTTTCATAACCGTCCGTCATTACGACAATCAGTGTTCTTTCTGCGGCGTCGTCAATTGCACGGTGAATAATGCGTGCTGCGCTATCGAACAACGCTGTACTACCACGTGGTGCAATTTCTTTACTATCCAAAGGAACCCATTCACTAGCAAGTCCGTTACGAACGACATTATAGTCATAGTCAAACACTGCCATATGGACATATGTATCAGGGTCCAATTCCTTCACATACGCATTAATAGAATGGATAGATTCCTTCCACATAGATTCCATAGAACCAGAACGATCTAACAAAATATATACATTCATCAATTTTCATCCTTATAATGATCATTATACAAACACATCATAGTATAATGTAAAGTCTTCAATAAATCTTTTTTATTATTACCATTTTTCTTTCCATAACGCCAAAGATATTTCAGGGCTGTATTTCGGAAAGTAGGGGTAGCATCCCCCAAAGCGATCCATGCATCAAAACAATTTATATTATTGTCTTCGGTGGAATAATGTTCGCCGTATGTGCTATCGATATAATCATGAAAATCTCTTATGATTTTATCTTCTGCATACTTATATTTAGGTGTTTTGATAGTAAAATCCGTTTGTTTGATACCCATTTTTCAATCTCCAAATAAAACTTTATTGATATCTGGAGGCTTCCACCCTTCTGGTTTCTTAACTTTACCATCTTCACGATAAAGGGGTTTACCATCAACCAATTTCGCCATATTAGTACGATGTACTTCGTCAAATACACGATTCAGTGGTATACCATATGCAATGGCTGTACCACATGCAATATAAATTAAATCCGCCAATGCATCAGCAACTTCAACAATATCGTCATCATCTTCTGCATCAAGCAATTCGTTAAACTCTTCACGAATTAACTTTATTCTCAACTTTCTTTCTTCGGGTGTACCCAACTTTGGAGATTTACCCATTTTTAAATTAAATGCTTTATGAAACTCTAAAACATCATTAAAATAATCACTCATTCTTCACCCTCTATTATAGAAACCTCAATACCAGCTTCTTCATACATTTCAAGTGAAACTTTATATTGTTCCACCCATCTTTCATGATCCATACCACGCACGATAACACGATTAATACCCGACTGAATCACTAGTTTAGCACATTCAGAACAAGTAAATAATGGCGACACATACAGGTCATAACCCGTTATATCTTCTTTACATGTAACGATTGCATTTAATTCTGCATGACAAACAAATTTATACTTTGTAGGTCTATCATTATACCGTTCATCAGAATCATTAACACCACGTGGAAATCCATTATATCCAACTGATGCGACCGTTCTATTAGGTCTTACAATAACAGAACCCACTTTTGTTGATGGGTCTTTAGACCAAGTAGAAATATGATCTGATAAGTCTAGAAACCTCTTATCCCACTTCGCATCATTAATTATGGATTGTTGAGCAGCATCAAACATTTTTAAAATATCATACATTACGAATCACCTTCCATTATTACCAAATAATAAGGCTTTCCTAGCCGTTTCAATTCACTAATCATACCCATAGTACCACGACTCTTTCCATCCCATACAATTACCGCACAATCACATAATTCTGCCATATCTCTATTACGAATCATACCGGCAGCTTTTTGATACTTATCCCAATCAGCAGGCATTTTTCGGATCGGAATATTAAAATTTGTAGCCCACTGTTCACCAAGTCTATCTACACCACGTGCTGTACCTGATATTACTTCTGTAACTGGTCTTGGAATATCTTTTAATACATGATTAATATGTTCTTGAAGAACATTATAGTCTGATATATCCCTACTTCCCGCAATCAATAATCTCATAATCCACTCTCTATTATTTCACGTATTTTATTAGAATGATCATCATTTACTTCAATACCGTGTTTGTAAATATACTTACTGGTCAACGCTGATCCTGTTTTTATCATCACAGAATTATATACTACTTTTTCTGTGATGTCAAGTAAATTCCTATTCATATTTGTGCCTATACAATGATTTACTATAGAATCCGCAATAAACAACTTTTCATTCAACTTACCCATAATAGATTTGTAATATTCGTCCATACCTGTTGGTGTTATTACAAAAAATCTATTATGGGTATGAAAGTGTCCTAAAATCCAATACTGTGGTTTCCATTTCTTAAGTGTACTAAACGTAACATCTCTTGATGTAGAAAATCTCATAGGTATCATAGTAGTAGATTTTAATTCAATTGGAGTGATGTTACAGTAAGCGTCCACTCCCAAAAAATTATTATTTCCGTCCAGACCAAATAAATTTACCATATATCTTTCATGCTCATAATTCATACTTTATCAATCCATTCTGGTGGCATTCTATTTTTCCACTGTAAAAGATGGGTCTTACCGTAACGATAATATTTCCTATAAGACAGGACTGGATCAGGGGTAATATATTCTTCCGGCATTGCACACGGTGGTTCTATAAACCCATCCTTTGTCAAATTTTTTGGTGGAGATTGTAGAAGATAAAACAATTCACCAGAGCATTTATGTTTTTTCTCGTAACGATACGTGTATTCATTTGAGAGGGCATAGAGATGCTCTACAAGCCAATTGTAATTGTCTACGGTACTTCTGCACCAAATGGTAGATGGATGATTTACGTGAGTTGCCTTATAAAGGATTGGTTCACGTGCATCGAACAGCTTCCAAACTTTTTGTTTTCTGTTATTGTTAATCTGTATGTATTCAACACCGTCGATCACACGGTGAGCGGTTGATAAAAGTTGTGATGATTCCAGAATCATTTTAACAACATGTTTGTCAACCATATCTTGTGCAGCTTTTACAGGATCATGATCAAGATAAAAAATATTCATAATATAACCTCATATTTTAATCAGACAACCATATTTAAAAACATGATCATCATATTTCACGTTAGTACCATGTTTAAATGCAAGTTTATCAAACTCACTATTCCCATTATAGACCACAATCATTTCATTTACATCTAGAAAATCTACATTAATATATGTTAATGTATTATCTACCACAGGGGTATCAGAATTTTTTAAAATAACATTACCTTTACCACGTTGTGTTTTTTTAGCAATATTATTTATTGCAATTGGAATATAATGTATACCATGGAACACTTCTA